ATTTTATTTGGTAATACAACACCTTTATCAGCATATTTAAATGCTTCTTCTTGTCTAGCCTCTCTGTCAAATTTATCATTTGTTCCAACAAATCTAAAACTCCATTTAAATTTCTTAGTATGTCTATTTGCGTAGTATTCTAAGAAATTTTCAAATTGTGGATAAATAGATTTGACTAACATTCTATCAATATCTATAGAGAATTGACTCTCTATTGCATTTTGATTTTCTCTTGTAGAAAATATAACTTTACCACCACTTAATAAAGAACTTGTAATACTCATAAATGTTTCATAAGTATCATTATCAGTATTTTTAAATTCAACTCCTTTAATATCTTCTGTTGGTAATGCTAATACTTTAATAGCAGCCTCTAGCCCTTGAGTTGCTAAACCAATAAATTTACCTAAAGTATCTGCGTCAATAGCTAATTGATTTGCTACACTTGCAGCCTTCTTCTCATTTAAATATGGAATTGAAGATACAAGTAATTTTCTTGCTGCAGCCATACTTTGATTTATTTGTAAATTTCTCATTACTGGAATTGCAGCCATTTCTGGAAGCATACCTGAGAAAAATGGTATTTGTAAATTATGATTAGGATTAAATTTAAAAACCCAACATCCGTCTGCAGGGTCTGTTTGAGTCCATAATGCAAAACTACCAGTTCTCTTATTTATTTTATTACTTGGTATATATGGTTTAACCTTTTTACCATCAAACATTTCTGTGTATCTTTTCTTTATCCAGTCTGGATAACAATTAATATCAACTTCTCCTTGACAGAACCAATTCATATCAATATCGTATAAAAGACCATATTCCCATTTTCCAGTAATCATTGCATATTGAGATGGGAATTCTTGAATTACAGATTTATCTCCTAATTCTCTAAACATAGCATAATATGTTTCATTCATAACGATATTCCAAGTAACATTTTTAAATTGTTCTCTATAATTGAATGCGTTTATAAACTTTTTAATTTCTTCATAATCATTTTTATATTTATTAGTTTTATAATCTTCAGGTTTAGCATTCATACAAGATATTTCTAAATCAAATGCAGGCAGGTTAGCTAAGTATTCTTGATTTCTTTTATACATCAAACTACTAAAATAATAAGATTGTCCATAATTAACTATATTGCCTTCATTTTCTATAGGACTAGATAAAGCTTTTTCAATATCTTCTCCATTAGGAGTTTTATTAGTAGCTATATTAAGTCTTTTCATTATTTCATTTTGTGTGTATGGCGTAAAAGCTCCTGCTTCTGTCATACCTTTTGAAAATGCAGCAACATCAAAAGTTCCATTTAACATTTGAGCATCTCTAATGTCTAAAGCATAATCTAAAGCTTCTAAAACTTCCGTAACTTGTTTTTCAGTTAATTTAGTTTTTTTACTATTACTCAATCTTATTCACCTACCTTCCTTAATAAATATATTTTTTTAAATATGATAAAGGGTCTATATCTTTTTTATACATATCCGCTTTACCTTGTTTTTCATATTCCCATACTACAGATAATCCATACATTAAACTTGTAGCACGGTCTCTCTTTTTACTTTTTACTATTCTCGTGTAGATGATTTTCCCACCTTCAGAATATGATTGTTTAATATTACTTAACTCTTGAACGAGATTATCGTGTTCAACGTGGATAACCTGTTCTTCTGGTTTATATTTTCCACTTTTATATTCTTCATCGGTTTCATTACTATCAACTAATAATTGAAGACTACCATCTTCAAAACCAGTTTTCATATAAGGATAAAATGTACTATTGAATTCTTGTGTTGCAGTAATTCCTCTTATTATAGGATTTGCATCAGGAAGCAACATTTGTCCTTCTTCATCATCGTCACAAATTAATGGAGGAAATTCTTCAATTTCTCCTCTTGCATTTCTAGCAGTCCAAGGTTCTTCTAATAAAGATAATAAACCTTGACCAGCAGATTGAGCATCTATTACTAATTTCTCTGTATTTGGGAATCTTATATGTATAAGTTCCCTTAAGAAATCTCTTTGTTCTTTTAAAGTTGCACCATTCATAGTTTTAGTAAATACAACTTGTTTAATAAATGTTCCATTCTTTCTTGGAACTAATTTTATTACGTGCGTACACGCATTGTCTGAGCCAGACTTACCAGAAACGGCAACGTCGTGTGTTACAATATAAGCATATTGACATTTCTTTGGTTGCTCTAATTCACATCTATCTATAACTCTACATTTTGAAGTTATATCATAAGGATAATAACTATCGTTTGCACTTCCAACAAATCGACCTTCATATTCATAAGCCCATTTATCTAAAGTCATTTCAGGGTCATTTTTTTCTAACATCATATTTTCTTCGGTAAATAATCCTGCATCAATACCAACTCGATAATCTAAACTTGCAACAAAGAAATTTTTATCTCCAGATGTCATTTGGCTATAAAAATTTAAAAATCTTTGATATAAATCACAAGTTTTTAACCAAGCAGAAGATATATAAACCATTCTACCTTCTTCATATGGAGCTTCAGGAAATCTCTTTTTAAGTTCAATCGCATTCTCTCTTGGAGTTTTTGTCATCGGTATTAAAACTTCTTTTAATGCTTCAGTTTTAACAAGTCTTGCTTCATCAACTAAAATAAGTTGAAATCTCCAACCTCTCGAACTATCCCCTTTTTGATTATTACCCAATGTAAAAGCCCTAATAGAACTTCCATTCTTAAATTGAACAATACAATTATCCTGTCCAGTATTAATTAATTTAATTTCTCTTTTTATATTTTCATTTTTACATAATTCGCCTTCTATTTTTTGCTTAACAACCATTCTTGCTTGATTACCATTACCAGAAACAATACCTATTGCCATACCTGGATATAAAATAGCCATACATACAATAAATATTGCAGCAATATATGATTTTGTTAAACCTCTACACATTATAAACATTATATTTGGAAATCTTCCCATTGCTCTTAATAATAATCTTTGAAATGGAAATAAATTATCCATTCCTAAAATATCAACAGCAAATTCATCTACATAATATCTATAATAAGATAAGAATTTAGTCCATTCTTCATAATCTATCTTTTCAGAATTAATTGGGTCGTAACTTAATGGAGAATCCATATTGTCATATCCCCAAGTTTTTTGAGCTTCTACTCCTTTACGAACTCTTTTGACATTTACTGCCATAATTATAAACTCCTATTTATATTCATAAATTGGTCTATAAGTTTATCAAACATATCCTTATCTTCTGGTATATGTTTAGGCACAAAATTATGTTTTTCAACCGCATCAAAAACCTTACCAAAGCATCCAAGGGAAACATCACTTGCACTTCTTTGACTTTCTGCAAATTGTGCAGATTTTGATAATCTATCAAAATTTGATACAGCAGTATTATATGCAGCAACAGCATCTTTATCTTCTGGATTATCTCTCATAATATTATAAGTATCATTCATTGCTAATGATGCTTGTGCAATTCTTCTTGCATAGTCCTTATGATTTGTTGTAATAATTTTAAAATCATTATTTAAATCTTGATAATATTTATTTAAATAATTTAGTTCTCTTTGAGAATAATAACCTTGCCAGTCATCATCCCACTCTTTAATTTCATTACCATTTTCATCTTTTTCAATAGATGAAGTTTTTTCATAAACACTATCTTTAAATCTAGCATTTTCGTATCTAGTCTTATAAGTATTATTAATTAGATTTAAATACTTATCTATATAATTTTCTTCAACATCAGCCAAAGCTTCTGTCCAAATTTCTTGAATAAATGGCGTATCTAATGTTTGCAAAACATCATAGACTGTTTGCATATCATCAATGTCTACAATTTTATTATTAATACAATCCTTGCAACAAGGATGATAACCAATAGAAACGTTTCTTGATTTATAAAAATTACTTTGTTGTTGGTATCTCCCCATAGCATCGCAATCTTTATATTGACAGATTTTCTTTGGTTCTTTTGGCTGACTTGTATTAACCTTTTTAGTTTTAGTCGCCATCTAATCCACCTTTCTTTCAAAAATAAAAGAGCTCTTAATCAAGCTCTACTGTATAATTACATTCTATTCCTTTTTCAGTACAAACCAATACTGTTTGAGATGGCTTACCACTAAGTCTTAATTCTATAGTGTGGTCATCTCCGGAACCAGGAAAACTTCCAGACTGAACTAATTTAATACCATTAATTTCGGTTGTAGCAGGAAAATGTCTGTGTCCAAATAAAATACAATAAGGAAAATATCCTGCCATCATACTTAATTTTGCAACTCCAGCCGTATCAAATTTGTCATAATCTCCGTGAACAACAAAATAATGTTTGTCTCTAACAACAAAACAATTAAATGTATTGTCATAAGGTTCAACAAATTCTATATTTTCAAAATTTTCTAATTTGCTTTTTGCATACCACTCTATTAATGTATCAAGACGTTCATCTTTTAATGCGTCTTCCTTTTTATCTATTCTTGAATGATTTCCTACAACACTAGCCACAGTAACATTGTTAAAATGTTTACTTAACTCAGCTAAAAATGATGTAACAATTTCACTCGCTTCAATAACTTGTTCTATAACATTTTCTCTATTAGTAATTGCAATTGATTTATGTATAGAATTACTAATCATATCTCCTTGTAATGTTACAAAACAATTTTCAGAATTATGTCTATCTTTAATTTCTATAATTTTATTTAAATATTGTCTAATTCTATCTTTTGCAACTTCTAAATTATACCTTCCCCACGCAGAAGCAAATGTTTGCCCTATATGTAAGTCACTTAACATAATAACTAAATCATTATCTGATTTTATTTGAAGAGCTTTTCTTTCTTCTGGTTTTAAAGGTTTGTAATCAATTTTACCTTGTTTAGAAATTACATCTTCCAAATAATCTAACTTATTTTCAACTCGAGCTTCAATTCTGATTCCTCTATTAGATTCAGTTCTTTCATCTCTAAGCTTAATTTTTTCTTTTTTAATTTCTCTCAGTAATTCTTCTTGTTCTTTTTTAAAGTCGTCATCACCTTGTTGTGAAAAAATTTCATCATAGAACTTTTTGGCGGCTTGATATTTTTTACGATAAGCTGATTCATCATAATATTCATCCTCTGCTCTCAATTGTTGATTTAAAGTTGGAGTAATTTCTTTCCAACTACCAACTTGTCCAGATTCAACTAATTTACCAACTCGCCATAAATATTGAATTTCTGTCTCTCCTTCTTTTCTTTCTAAAATCATATCAAAACTCCTTTTATTCAAAATTTGTTTTTCTTATTCATATATATAATACTTTTTTCGAACATACGTTTTCCTTTATTTTA